AGTACTGCTTTATCTCCTTGGATCTTCTTTTGAGTCTTTAAGGCGGCCTTAAGCATAGCCTTGAAATCCATCTCAAATAAGGGGCTTTCACTATCTAGCACCTGGGTAGCAACAATAGCTGCAGCAGCAGGGTTCTTATCTAAGGTATCAACAATATTCTGAAGTAATGCAACTGCATTGTCGAAGATAGAGAAGTCCCTATTCGCCTCAAGTGTAGCTGTATTATATTCCTTAGTATTTCTTACAGTATTGAGTACTGTAGAGAACACAGCATCAAATAAGTGCATAACAGGGTACTGTCCGAATACACTACGTGCAGAGACATCGTCCATGCCCTGGATAGATCTTGCAACTAGGCTAACACCCGGTGCGCTGTCATTTACAGTAGAGGTACGTGCGCTGGTAGACTTCTTGCCATTAAATGGGCGCCCATCAGGATACCTAGTAACAACTCTAGATCCAGCATCTGTATTACGTTCATTGTTCTTCTTAAAGGCATGGATACCCGCACCATCACCTGTGTCAAAGAACTTCATTCTAGGATACAGAGCAGTTAGTGTTGGGTCATTATTTATAATCTCACGCATTTCGTTAGACATGAAGTCTTGCTTACGCGCTTCCATGAGACCTTTCTCAAGAGAGTCTTGTAGTGTTTTGAACACATGGTATGCAGTATTGCCCGCTTCGTTAAGACTCTCACCGTACACAGCAAACTCATTACCGAGCTCAGCTAAACCATCTTCCATGGCTTGACCGTATACTGCTCGTACAACTACTTGGAACTTAATTTGTTGCCACTTAGTTAGAACAGTATGAATACCATTATCAACAACTTTAGCTTGCTTGAAAGACTTTGGCTTATTTAGAAGCTTGTTATCAAACGCCATAATATTATTAACGTGGTCTAGAGCAATCTTACGTACTGCTGCATCAGGGCTTGTGAGACCTTCATACAGCTTGTCTAAGGAGGCTTCTACATAACCGGAAACTAGTGTCTTAACTCCTGCAAAGTAGTTGTGCTGCAATACAGGGTCTTTAGCGTCCGCTCGTGAAGGCATACCTAGAAGTGCAATAACATCTTCAGCATGCCCTTCGATAAACGCATCAGACAGTTTAATCTTGTCAGCCCACACATTTGCTAACATCTCGTAGTTGTCAGGATTTACCTGATTGTGTTCTACGTAGCTGGTTCTGTCTGTGTAAACACCACCTGCAGCTAACTTCTTAAGTGCACCTTCGCTTCGTAAGCCAGTGTTCAAGAAACTTATGATTAATCCACTGGTTGTAGCGTCAGTCTCTATGGCAATATTGACGGTAAACTTATCTGACTTACCCTTAAGTGCTTTATAGTATTCACCTAGTGCCACTAAACCATCTACAGAAATAGTATCTGCAAGTCCGTACTTGGCAGCTACAGTTACTGGGTTGGCACCGTCACGTACTTCCCTACCTGCATTAGCAATAGGGTTTCTACGTATTGGCTTACCTGTTCCAATTACTTTCTCGAACTCGTCGTTTACAGTGGCAAGTGTGTCCTTGTCTATAGCTACCTTAGACAACAGTGTCTGTGCAATAGCGACCTTAAACATTTGCATGTGAACTGGGTCATTCATTGAGAGCTCTTCCGAGAAACTCTCACCTGTTATAGGGTCAGTTGGGAATATTAAATGTCTGATCAACTTAGATGATTGTGGGGACACTGCAGACTCAGCCATACCATGACGACTGTTATTCCAGCTATTATAGCTGTAGTGGAACTGATCTTGTCCGCTTAGAGCCATCATGTCGAAGAACGTAAGAGTATCTGTAATCTCTCGTAAGATAGTATCGTTATCTGCTATCGCCTTCTCCATGAAGTACGTAGCCACCTCACTAAGGTCTGACTTGAACCCGGAGATATCTTTTAGCGCCTGGATGGTAGCTTCTCTGTCAGTGCCACCAAGTAGTGCTGCTATAGCTGGCTTAAAGCGCCACTCTACAGATTGTGCGTACTCAATATCTTTAATTACTTTAGCAGGGATCTTCACATCACTACGTAGGTAAGTAGCACCCTTACGTACCTTACGAGGCTTCAACGAAGGGAACTTCTTGTTAGATGTAATGCCAAATAGTGAATCTAGGATCGTACTGAGTGCAGCTTCTTGTGAGCCATTCTTAAGGGAGTAGTTATCCACATAGCTACGTACGCTATCTATTACAACATCTTTACCTTCTTTCTTAGTAACTGCAACTCGTACAAAATTCACTAACTCAGGTACCACAGGAGCGTCTGGGTTTAAAATATCTAACTCATTCCTTGGCTTGCTAGATTGGGTCAATAAACCCATCTTTCCCATAATATCAATGGTTGTAAGACCTAGCGCAGTAATCATTTGAGCTTCTAACGTCTCGTCTGCAATAGCAGTACCTTTGAGACCCAGTTGCTTAAATATCATGGCACCTATGATGTCTGCCATAGCTGCTTTAGTGGTACCCACTCTACGGAATGGTTGTAGGGCGGAAGAAGATACCTGCTCATTGGAGTCTAATCCAACTAACGCCTTAACAGCCGCGTCGTCATTGTATATGGTAGATGTGCCCATGGTTGCAAGATAATCCATACCACTCATAGCCATAATGCTTAGAATGTTTGGATCCAGGTAACCTGTGAATACACCGTTTACTGAAATCATCTTAAGTAGGTAGTTCATTGGGTTCTCTTGGAACCTGTCAGTACCTTCTTTATGTACAGTAGACATATTGTCTTTATCTAAGTTATTAGATAATCCAGCAATAATATGGATACTGGCTGCAGTAAATTTAGAGTTAAAGTCTGCAAGCGTGGATACAGTAGACAACTCTGCCTTATTCATCTTAAGGAATGCAGCATTCTTCTTGAACGCTTTAAAAAAGTTGCGGACTGTTTTAAATAGGTTACGCGATTCTAGCGTGTCCTTGATTTCTTCTTCAGACTGGATCTCCTTAGAGCTCTTAGGCTCAAGTACAGAATCCATAGTTCTACCAGCTTCCCGTGCTTCTTCTTCACCGGTAGGCCATATAGTAGACTGTACGTACTCTGCTTCAACACTCTCTTGGTAGATATCGTTGAGGTAATCAAGATCTATCTCGGTATCTGTGAGTATTGACTTAGAGAGGTCATAGACCTCTAGAGCAGTCTTAGGATCAGCTAAACGAGCAGCTTCTTTGGCTGCAGCCTTATCTATAATCACTTGGAGCTCTGCTTCTAGGGCAGCAATCCGTGCATCGTATGTAGATGGATCCTTAGCAGTCTTCTGGGACTTCTTCATCCCCTCAATAACATTGTTAAGGGTGATAGCTTCTTTACCCAACGAGTTGATACTAACTGGGGCAGCTTCTGTAGGCTCTATAGCGACTTCTTCAACAATTGGAGTTGTAGTCTCCTGAACTACTGCTTCAACCACAGGGGCCTCTGTAGGAGCTTCAGTAGCTTTGGATATGTCCTCATCAGTTACCTGAGCAACCTCTTCTACAGAATCTTGGCTCGTGGAGCCATCGTCCATACTATCTATCTCTTCCTGACTTAGGGGAGCAGGTGCCGTAGGCACACTCCCACTCAAATACTCTTCTTCTGTAGTAGATTGGGTCGTAGCACTCTCGGTAGTAGTACCTGTGCCATTGACTGCTGCAGTGGTCTGGGCTAAGTAGCTAGCAATTACTTTGTTTTCTTTAGTTATCTGATTCGCTAGTGACCTAATCTGCCCGTCTTTAGCAGAGTCCCACACTTTACCTACTCCATCGACATTCATACCATATTTGGCTACGTCAGTTAGAGTGAATTCTGTAATACGTCCAGATTCGTCTTGAGATATGATATTTATTCCAGCTGGAATCTTTTGCTCAGTTTTTTTGCTAGCAATGTCTCGGTTGTGTTGCCAAACAGCATTAAACGTACCTGCCTTAACCCTCATATACTCAGCAAATTGAGTAAACTTAGCTAAGTGCTTTGTAGCTGCTTCTGTATCACCACTAAGTAGTGCGGCTTGTATAGTTCGTGCATGGGTTTTGGCACCTACAAATAGGTTACCTTCACCACTTAAAACATCTGAGCCAACTTCCTTCATACTCTTTAGGCGTTTGAGGTAGTTAGTTGCAACTTCACGTTCTGCACCCTGAGGTTTAAACTCATTAATGAACGCTTTAGCTTGCTCTTCAGTGACAATATCATCTGTCTTCATTGAATAGAGTACACCACCTTTTAGCTTTTCACGGCTCTCAGGTGACAGGGCAGCTACCATACCCTTTTTAACAATCTCTTCAATATCTATAGCTAACTGTTGTTGATCAATGTTCTCACCAAGTTCTTGACGAACATTAACATCGTCTATGACCTTGGTTTGTATATCTTGTAGTTTCTTAAAATCATTAAGCAGGGCCTCAGACACTGTGCCTGGGTTCTCCTCCATATGTATTGTGGCGGCGTCCACCATGTCAGACAAGGTTTCAACATATTCTTTAGCTTCTGCGGGCGTGCCTGAAATTTTATCAGCAGTGTCCTGTGAGTACTTAACTGCTTGATATACCGGACTGTCTGGGGAACTACGCTCATCTAAGCGGGATTCACGTACCTTAGTTAGAGCCTCACCTGCAGTCTTCTTAATAGACTGTACGATAGCAGTTTCACCACCACTCTTCTTAACAGCTTGAGCGTACTCAAGAGTACCACTCGCTGTAGCAGTTGTTCCACCCATACCAGCAGCTACAAAGGCTACATCTATAAAGCGGTCAACAACTTCTTCTTTAGTGTACTGAGCTCCCTGAGTAGCAGCTGCACCGATAATAGCAGTCTCTTGCAATACCTCTGTACCTGACTCCCAGGCAGCCTTACCCAAGATAGTCTTACTAACACCTTTAGCAGCATCTATAAAACCTTTTTTAACTAGGCGATCTACAATCTGATCACCTGTCATACGAGATAGCAGGCTCTTAGGTATGACCTTGCCGGCACCGAAACGGTCTAGAACACTGATAAGGATACCAACACCAATAGCCTTAAGCTCATTGATCTCCACACCCTTATCTTCCATCTCCAGTGCAGATTCACCCACACCCATGGATCCAGCTAATAAGGTTGTGCCTCCAGCTACTAACATTGCAGCAGGTACACTAAATGGGGCAGTAGCAGCAGCTGCCAAACCACCTACAAGTGCAACACCTGATGTAGCAACGTTCTCACCCATCATTTCCCATAGGCGTCCTACCGTATTGCCCATGCCTTGTGTTTCAAATGTCTCACGTAAGCTCTGACCACCATATTCAGATTCATAACCACCAAGTTCAATATCTCTAACTTGTTGATCAATTACCGACTGGCCCCAGCTCTCAACAGAGTCTTCGCCCATAAATGAACCGACCGTACGTACGCCAGCTCCAATCATCTTTTGAGCAGAATCTACAGACATAGAGACAGCAGAGTCCCTACCATTTAATATACGGTGCTTAGTAACTTCATCGTATTCTTCTAATTTTACCAATGGATCATAGGGAGTTCTTTGCTGAAGTCTCTCTTGTTTTTCTACGGTTTTGTCTGCGATCAACTCAGCCTTAGTCATAGGAGGCTCTACAACCAGGTCAGGAGACACATAGTTACCTTGCTGAACAGCTAACGCATCCTCAAAGTAGTTAGGCGCTGGGGCAGCTTGTGGCGCCTCAGGTAAACTTACAGTAGGGGCTGGTATATCCATCTTTGCATTCGGAGAGTTCAGCGGAGTGTTTAGTAGATCCTGCTCAGACATGGTGTATCCTGTAGATATGAGAAAGGGGCATATTATGCCCCTTAGTGTATTCAGTTATTGCCTAATCAGCAAGGAATTACTTATTACTGGCACCCCATGCCTGCAATGCTTGTCGATAAACATCATCAACAAATTCATCAGGAATGTTATGCGTAGACTTAATTAACCGCTTAATAGTGGCTTTATGAGGCTCAGTATCACCTGGTTCCATTTGACTAAGTACTAAATCTACTAAGCGACCATCTGCTGGCATCACCTTAGCTAGGTCTTCCTCACGCGCAACTGTTTTAGCTGTAGCAGTTTGTGCTCGCTTAAGTACCTTATCAAGTGTCTCTTGTGCGTATGCAGCAGCTTGAGGAGTCATTGCGGTTTGAACACCACCCTGAGCCGTAGACACTGCTTGGGCATCAGCTTTTGACACACTGCCGGTTGAGTTAGGTGCAATAAGAGTTTTAGCGTTTGCTACAGAGATCACAGCTGCACTAGGTAATGGTGTGGTAGTAGCTGTACTAGGTACTACTCCAGTGCCAGTACCTTTCTTAGAAGCTAGCGCCGCTGCTTGTGAGGCAGCTAAGGCGTCTGCTTCAGCTTGTTTACCACCAGCAGTAAGCCTATCAATAATAGCCTTATTAGAAGAGGTGCTCTGAATACCTGAGGCATTACGTACTTTTGCTGTAGCGTCAGATAGCTGACCATCACGATTGTTACGTAAGCTCTTTTTACCTTTCACATACTCTTTACGTAAGGCAGTAGCTCTACCAACTTTAGCTAACCCCTCTTTCAAGAAGTCGTTATTCGCTGCGTCTTTGCGAAGCTGGTCTGTGTCCACACCGTTGTCAAACCAAAGAACACCTTGTTCATGGTTACGTTGGATAAGGAATATTAGTTCAGCATCACTTAGATTAGCGTCCTTACCAATATCTCGAATTATACCTTTAAGAGTTCTACCTGCATCAATACCTGGTTCCCAAGTACCTGATTCATACTGCTCGTTGATATACTGATCCACTGTAGTGTTATCCACAGTAGCTGCAACCATTGCAGGAGAGATACCAAGTATTTGGGAGGTACTGTTGTAGTTCTCCTCTAGTGATTGAAGATCCATCTGGTAATCTTCATCAATGTTCTTATTGGCTTGCTCGTACGCAGGACGTAGGGCCTCATCAATTTCACTAAAGGTACTAATCACACTCTTGTGGGAGGCAATAGCCGCTTGCTTCTCAGTCTCGGTCATCTGACCACCAGCTCCACCTAAGATATTAGTTAGGAAGTTCTCTTTCTGCTCAGCAAATGTGGCAGGCACCTGATAGCCACCTGCACGAGCTGCCTCTGCAAACATACCCTGCTGTTCTGGAGACAGTGTCTCAGTACCTAATAGGTTACCGTTTTCAATACGTACAGAACCTTGTAATTCAGCTGGCAAAGATGCTCTAGCTTGCTCAAAGGCATTTACGTTACCTTGTAGGAAATCACCATACCCGGTACGTGTCTCAGTGTTTACACGATCCATAGTACCTGCAAGTGCTTGCTCACGCTGGGCATCGTAAGATGAGCGAAGTAGGTCTCGGTCAATACGCTTACCATATCCATCAAGACCTACACCAGTAACGGAGTTCTTAATCTGACCGTATTCAGTAAGATTAGTAGTGTCTTCAATCCGACGGCGCACATCTGCAGTGTTGACATCAATATCATCCTGTAGACGAGACTCCACACCCTTATCATAATTAGAGAGTCCAGTTTGTGCTGACTCCATTGCCTTAGAAAATAGGTCGCCTGCTGCAGTGAGTGCACTAACTGAAGTAGCGCCACTCGGTGCAGTCATTTGTGTCCATTTGGGTGATTGGTAAGCCATAATACTTATTCCTTATGCTACGCCACGGTTCTTAACATACTTATCCGCAGCAGCTGTTGCTTGCTCAGTATTTAAGCCATTTTCACGCTCACGACGCTGTTGACGGTCAAATAGTTGATCATTAACTAAAGAACGCTGAGACTGATATTGCTTCTCGAACGATCCACGTCTAAAGTCTAGGTCAGAGGCAGCCAGTTTACGTGCTTCGTTACCTAGGTATAGGCCACCCACTGCAGTTAGCGCAGAAATACCTGTTGCAGCCTTACCACCTTCACCACCCCAACCCCAAGGAGTATTCTGTCCTTTGGTAGTATCAGCCATCTGTGTGATTGACTTATATGGGAGTACTTGGTTAGCACGTGCCTGCTGCTGCATTAACTCTGCAGGAGATGGCTGTAACGGTTGTGCGTAATTCGGCATCTGCCACTGTGACATACCCATGCTACCTTGCTGAGGTGTTGCCTGATTTGCAAAAGGCGCACTGGACATAAAGTTAGCGCCACCTGACTGCAATGGGCCCATGCCCTGCCCAAAGGTATTATATTCCGCCATTGAAATTCTCCTAAATACATTATTAATAGTAGTTTACATTGTTATAGCTACTATGTGAATAGTTACCTAACTTGCCTCCATTGGGCTAAGTTTAGGGAGTGTTAGTTTATTATCATAATAAGTTTCTAGTTGGTCATACACCAGCACACCTGGGTTCTGTGTAAGTGTCCTGGCAAAGAATGAGGTTGGTGCTTCATACGTACTAACACCTGCAAGAATACTTGTCACAATCAACTCGCTGTACTCTGTCTCCTCTAGCATGTCCTGCTTTTCTTTAAGGTCTTCCCACAACTCATTCGAGTCTTTAACGAAGTCCTGCATATCTATCTGTAGATCTTTCATCTGCTGCGATAGATAGGCGTTACCTACAGCGCCCACTACATTTATTAACTGCATTGGGTCTGAGAGACTAAAGGTAGAGAAGTCAAAACCAGACTCTCCACCAGCTGTATTGCCATAGTAGGACACTGCAAGTATCACTAGTGCCTTTAGGTATGGATCATCTATCATCTCAAGGACAATCTCTAGAACCATATTAATAGCCACAGCCGTAGCAAACGCTGCATAGAATGCTGCCGCAGTCGTTCCTCCATCTTGTATATAAAGTGCAATAAGCACTGTAATAGCAATAATCACATACTTCTTTATAGCCCGCCAGATCTCCTGATACCACTTTAGGTAGTATTCAGTGAGTGAGTGACTGACTATTACAAAGCTCTCAACAAACACCTGTTCCTTAAGCTCAAGGGTAGGCAGCTGCGCTACTACTCCATGGATCAGAGGAATACAGAAGTTGTCATAGTCCAAATGTGTATCGTCAGTAGATACATTAATTGTAACCGTCTTAGTGGCCCCAGAGGGGTAGTCTACGACAGTATGTGCAATGACGCCTGCAATGACTAACTTGCGGTGAGTAGTAGCTCCTGGAGCGCTAGGAGCGTACACAGTGATAGACCCACTTGGTACATTGATCTCTAGCTGTTGAAACTCGAACACCTGGCCAGCGACAATACTACTATCATAGGTAGTTCGCACACCTGACTCAACTGTACTGGTTATAGACTCGAATTCTAACTTAAAATTGTAGTCACTCTCTGAAATGTTTACAGAGTAGTTTGACTGAGACCACGTAGCGCTACCCGTACTAGGATCCACATGATTCAAGTAGATAGCATCGAAGAACTCAAATAAGTAAGCCCTACCTGCCTGTGTAGTAGAATTTATGTTGATAGCGTTTAACAAGAAGACGTCTGTTATATGGTTCTCTTCATTACCCACATCTGTAGGTATACCCTCTTTAATAGCCTCAAACACTCCTACAATAGGGAAGCTTAAGCTAGTGAGTAAGTCTTTGGCATCGTCGTACTCAGCCTTACGGGAAGCATGGTCAATGAACACACTATCCAACATAAGTGGGTAGATTGGGTAGGCTACAAAGTCATCTGAGTTAGCGTACGTATTAAATATATCGTGGAATAAATGAGCGTCTGTCACCGCCGGGGTGTAAAGTTTTACCTTAGCTAGGCCCAGGTGGGTATAGGAATATCTTACTACTTTTATGTTGTGCCCAACAGATCTGTAACCTGTCTTAGTAGTAGTACTAATAACTGTGCTGCCACTGTCTAGAATTGTCTCTACATAAGTAAAGGTTGCATCATCTACATAAGATACGCTGGAATACACCTTGGTGAATGAGGCACCTGACTCTGTGTAAGTGTAGGAATGAACTGAGGCATCATATGTACCTATAGGGGATTGTACTGCGTCCAATTGATCCATAGCAGAAGCTACCGTGTATGCGGTGCCTGTTATAGTTGGGGTGCCCTCTGGGAATGCCAAGCTCAGGAAGTAGTCCGCATTACGTAGAGGACTAGTCTGAGTTATAGTTGGGAGTTTGTGTACATAAGAGGTTTTAGCTCTGTTTATGTAACTAGTGGCTGAGGTATACCTATTATTAATAAGCACCCTCTTAACCGCTGCAGCAACTGTTAGGCCCCTACTATGGGCCGTCATTACTGCCTTTCGCATTGTTGGGATGGTTGCTTCCATCTCCCCAAATACCGGGGAGGTGTGAGCTCGTGCTTCTCTAGTCCAACCCATCTATTACTCCGTTATGGCGTCGCAGTAGAATATTCTAAACCAGTGCCTCTAACAGCGTTCTTCAGCACGTTACCAATCTCTGTATTTGTAACAGGGATAACGTATGCGTTTGGATCGGTACCCTTAGCAATCTGCCAGATCTCACTAACTAACTTAGCAGCCTTCTGCTCTGCGTCTCGTGCGAATCCATCCTTCTGGGCAACATACAGGTCTTGTTGCTTAGTCACTAGAAGAGTTTGCTGCACTTCAGTCAATGCTTTCTTATCAAGCACGGACTTCTCACTACCCATCTTAAGCACTTGCTGTGCTTTAACTAGCAGGTCTTGTGTAGATTGGGAATCATTACGAGTAGTGCCAGCAGTTGTCTCAGCTACTTGAGCAGCAGACAATGCAACAGCACTAGTTAGTTGATCACGCTGCTTAGCGGAGGTATCTAGACCATCCTGAAGCTGTACGTTAGCTCTAGAAGTACCATCAACACTTTCAGCCATCTGCACATGGATCAAATCAATTTGGTTATCAATTTGAACACGTTGCTTAAGGCTAGTGTTTAAAGCATCTTGTAACTGGATATTGGCACGCGATGTACCATCTAGCTGCTCTTGTACCTGAGTGTCTACCAATACGATACGAGAGTTAATCTCCTCACGCTGCTTTGATCCACTAATCAGGTCATCGTTTAATTTGGTCAAAGCCATCTCTGCTTGCTGCTCACCGAGTACAAACGACACGGACTGTTGCATTGCAGACTGAACTGCACCGAGGTACACAGTAGCGTACTCAGCACCTGTAATACGGCCCTTGCTATATTGATCAGTGAGGTGGGCAGTAACTGAAGCCATAAGCTTATCGAACACACCTGCACCCGACAATGTTCCTTCAGTTATCTCTGTTATAGCAATAGTGGGCATATAAGTACCTTAAAATTTAACAGTAGAAGAGTATGTGGTGTCTACAGTCACTGCGTTTACATTCGTAACGTGAGCTACGTTTGTAGACGTCAGCATCTCATATCGCCACACACCTTTCTTATTTAATACATCTGAGAACGTAATAGAGCCCGCTGCAGATGTAGTTGGGACTACGTCAGTAGTTAGTGCAACACTAGAAAAGATACCATCAGGATCCACTGCACGTACGCTGATAGCGTCTGCAGCTACTTCACCACTCTTTAATAGAGGACGGGTAATTGTAAAAGTAACAGTGGAGCCTACGGTATACATATAATCTTCCTATTATTCGTCGCTAACTAGCGCTTGTTGACGAGCCAAGTTACGGATCTCTTCTGGTGTCAGAGGAGTTAATACATCAACACTGAACTCAGGTACCAGCTTACTCTTACGAGTCTTGGCTCCACTAGGCGCAGTAGATGTATAAAATACAGAGCACTTACGCTCTTTAATCATGTCAAATATGATGTTTGGTACGTGCCAGCCATCTGGTGCATCAAACGGTACATATTTTTTAAATGTACCCAACTTAGCCGAACCTACAGAAAAGATCTCTCCTTCCCAGTTCTTCTTGTTTGGATTCATACAAGTAATTCGTATACGAACAAGCTTCGAGGCTTCTTTACGTATTACAGCGATTGCCTGACTCTTAGAAAGAGGGGCTTTAGCTGCCTTTACTACTACTTCTTCTTCATCGTCTTCTGGGGTTAGTGCTTTGTTAACTAAATTACGCAGCTTGGTTACACCAGTGTTATGACGGTACTCAATACCCAATTGGGTAGCTCGTGCTCGTAGAGAGTCTAATTCACTAGGAATTTCGTTATCTTCTACATCTTGTTCAATTTCATCGTTCATGTGCTTCTACCTTTTTAAAAGAGGGTGATACCTCTGGATATGAAAAAACCTCCCCCGAAGGAGAGGTTATATTATACCGTTACTTTAAATTTCAGCAACAGTCTTAAGTACTGCCAAGCGCTCTGCACGCAAAATCATAGTACCGTAGTACCACTTGATGCTGTAGAAGCCAGTCTCGCCGTATGGGTCAGAAGAACTATGGTTCTCACTAGGACGTACGTGCTTGATCTTGAACTTAACAGACTTGCCATCAGTTTGGAAACCGATAGTAGTAAACGCGCCTTCACCAACAACCATCATTGGGAATACGTCGTAGTTAGAGCCAGTAGCATAGTAGCCAGCGTTAGCTGATTCTGCTGCACCAACACCTGCCCACTTCATCATCTCAGGAACTTCTACGATGCGGAAGCTGTCTACTGAACCAATCTCACCACGGATTACACTGCCGGCCTGTGCGTACTGTGCAACAGGGATAAAGGCTTTGTTTGAATGGTAATCGGTCATCTTCATGATCGCAGGGATCATTTCAGAACCAACGTACATAACACGTGCAGCGTTAACTACCTTAGTGTCTACCATGCGCGAACCAGAGATTACTTTGGTTTGCTTAGGCGTACGGTTGTTGTTTAGCTCAATGCTAAGCTTAACTAGATCGTCATAATCTACAGCTGTGATTGCACCAGTCTCACCAGATAAAGTAGCAGGAGTAGTTGCTGTACCAGCAAAGCGTACAACACCAGCACCGTTCAACAAGTCAATCTGAAGTTGATCTTCAGTGATCTCGTTAGCAGCTTTAACAGACTCGGTAGTGATGTGCTGAAGTAATTCAGAATCAGAATCGAAGTCCAAAGACTCTTGAGTGTACTCATCGAAGAAACCAAACTTCTCGATAGTGCCTTCAAGTTCTAAACGCTTCATACCAACACGGTTAACACGACCACCAGCTTCAGACAAAGCAGGAATCTTGGTAGCGATAACACCAACGTCTTTAGAAGAACCATACAAGTTACCGTCAGCAATGACAGTACCAGCAGCGTTGATGCCCTGGTCGTTCACGTTACGTGCATCTAGGATAGGCATGTAATGGAAGCGCTTGATAGTCTTACCCATGTTTTTAGGCATGGCAGTAACGTCAGCTAACTGGCCGAAGTATTGTTCTTTTGCGGCTTCTACAAGAGCTTTCTTGTGGAAGTAATCGGTACGGATCTGACTACCAATGTCAGAGGCCGTGCCACCTTTTGGGTCGTTATAAGTTTGACTCATTGTAATACATCCTTAATAAATAGTAATTTAAACAAACTTACTAGCAGACATCTTCTCGAACTCTTCATCACTCATGTTGAGGACGTCAAATTGAGCCTTTGACTTACTAGGCTTACTTTTTGTAGAACCCGCAGCTTTTCGCTTGTCTTTAAGCTTTGGATCTACAGGATTGTTTGCCTTATTAACACTATTTGATTTGGATGTACTAACTGGTTGGGTTGGAGTGGCCTGTACAGGGTCACCAAAACCTCCATTAGCATTGATCGCATCGCCTACTTGTTTATAAGCCTCAATATCAGAGAGACCGTTAAGTCTTCCTAAAATTCGCTCCCGTTCTACAACTTCACTGACCTTCTTGAATATGCCAGATCCAACATGCTCGTTGATAACCTTAATGATATTAGGGTCTTTGGCGATTATGTCTTTGGACGTTTCGTCCCACTTATTACCAATGATATCAATAGTAGTGTTAAAGGTGCTCGTGTCTCGAATATCATCGAGTATCCCGTCCAGTGCTACTTCGTTATCAGAGACATTGTAAGTGTTGGGCTTATATGCAATGTTGTCTGTGTCAATATCTAATGGATCTAGTCCACTATCCTTCACTAGCTTCTTGATTGCCTCAGGATCTTTTTTACTGAGATCAATCAGGTAGCTAAGTTTTCCTTCGTCCAGTAAGCCATGGTTATCTAACATCTTAACAACCTTCAGATTAGGCTTTAATGCCGCCATCTTCTTGTTGTAGTTAGCACCCATTTGCATCAAGGAGCGGGCATCTTCTACCGTATCAACCTTAATGTCCTTACCATTAGCCTTAAACGGGCTAAGTAACGCTTCATACTGAACTTTATAGTCTATTTCACCTTTAGAGTCAACTTCAGGCGCTTCAGGATCCCCAGAATCTTCTTCTGCAGGACTTTCAGCTCCGTCCGGATCATCATTAGGCTCGTCGTCAGAATCAGCTTCAGGGGCTGTATCAGCCCCTTCAGCTTCTTCCTCAGGTTCGTCACTTGAATCTGTATCATCATCGTCGTCTTCCTCGTCACCATCTACTGAATCGGTTACCTCAGAGTCAGCTTCTTCAGCTGGGGTCTCAATAACTTCTTCTGTGTCTAGACGAGCCAGCTCTGCTGCAATAGCGTCATTGATCTCATCATCGGGCAGGTCAAGGATATTAACTTCTTCGGAGTCTGACATATCATAACTCCTCTGCTAATAGTTCCTGACGAGTTTCCTCGTCTTCCTTAATACCCTGCTCAGCCATGCGTCCAATCTGCATTACCGTATTCAAGTACTGTCTGAAGTGACCAACAGCTGTGATGCTGTCATTGATGTTCTTCTGTACCCGGTCTTCCTGCATTGAAGGATCTGCCCTTAGAATAACTAAGCGACTTGCTTCATCTACAAAATAACCATCATCTATTAGTGATTTAAAATCCTTATTCTTTATAAGGCGTAATAAACCATCCATCTTAGCTACATCTTGACGCGCTGCATCAATACTAACTTCGATCTGCTCAATTTCACTCATTTCAGTCTACCTTTGTGTCCCCCAGCTTTACCTGTAGGTTATCTTGGTTTAATTTAAATACGGGTTGCTGGTGCCTCGCCACCTTTTAACATATTCTCTGCAGCCTTTAGATCAAGGGCAGAGCGTCTATCAAAATCTTTCTTCTGTAACTCTTTGTCTACATCTGCTCCAGACTCACGCTCTAGGAACGTTAGGTCTTCGCTGTCAGACTTACTCTCTAAGTTACGAGTCTTAGCCATCTTAAGCTGAACATCAACTTGATTCTCTTGGGCTTTAGCTTGCTCATTAGCAATCTGGGCCCGCTTCATCTCCATCTCCAATTGATGCATCTCTTCTGCCATTGGATCAGGTTGTGGCTGGTACTCTTTAATTCTTTTAGCTAGTGCCGGCATCTTACGTAGCGTGGCAATCTCTTCTAATAGCATTTGACCCATTGAAGGATCCATTGAGTTGCCCATAGTCTGTAGCATGAATGCTAGCTCCTGGGCTTTCTCATTATCTGTCTCAGCGGTACTAATAGTAAGTCTAAGGTCAAAGTTGCCTGCTAGGTCATCTCTACGTACCTGAACGAACTCTTCGTTGGTAATACGTACAGTCTCTTCCTCAGACAAGAACTCAGCATTCATAGCTAAGATTTTACGACCTGCTTCACTAATACAAGTAGCTAATCGACGTAGTATACCTAACTCACGCTTACTTGTGGCATCTAATGTGCCCCGTATGCCTGTAGCTGTTGATCCAAGTGCTTGACCAGACAAACCTGAAGAGAACGCTTTAACACCTGTTAGAGACTCTGCTTCCTGGTTCTGTAGTCCAATCATCGCTTCAGCTGACTTAGGAATCTCTGGATAAGCACCCATATGGAATGCTTGTCGTGGATCTACCTGGGCGTTGAACTCGTAGTCTAGACCCCGTTCATACTTACGACGGTTCGTGACGTCTAATGCATCCTTACGGATACCTAGCTGACCGTTAGCAGAGCGACCCATGATATCAATCATACCGCGAGTTACTGCACCTACAATCTTTTGATTATCTTCTAGTAGTGCACCATCTGGCTCACCATAGCTTGAGTTACGCTTAGGTAACATCTGAGCCATAACAAAAGGAATCTGTTGGTCAGGGAAGGGGTTAGCCTCCATACGTATAATTGTGTCACCAACATAGGTGGCTACAATGGGTTCTACGATACCTGTCTTGTTAATGTCCCAGTAGCCCCAGTACTCATATGCAACAAACTTCTGACGAGGTTTATCTTTAAATGAGAATGCAGCTTCCTCAATAGAGGAGACATGATCTGGCTCCGCTAATAATGAGTTACCAGTAATATTAATTTTATCTAGATTAGTATATCTACCATCTTTCTTAAGTCCTGATAGGTCAGTCTCAAAGCTATAAATTAGGAACTGTGCCTTCTCAATGTCACCCTTACAGGTTGGATCTAGTATTACATTGTCTAGTTCACATACTTCTAGTGTAGGCTGGTTCTTAACGATCTGAGTTTCCTCAACCATCTCAGTACCAGTCTGCACTTCCTCATATGGAGGGATGCCCTGAGCAGCCATCTGAGCTGCTTGCATAGGATCCTGTACTGGAACCTGCTCCATAATAGGGCGTTCTACTTCTACAATCTTGTCTTCATATTCCCAGCCCACGCGAAGAATTACTGTGCCTTCGTCAACTGCAGCCCGGATGTACTCATCAATGAAGCGATTCTTCTTAATCTTAGTGTTGAACTGGTTATTCAAAACTAATTGATTCTGTATAGCACCTTCTTTGTCTTCAAAGGTAATGGGTTCTACATTGAACACATCCTCTGTAGATAGGAATGGTTCACTGAGGGCAGCATAGCGCCATTCAGC